TGGTACCCAAAACGCCTTTCTCCGTAATTTTGATATTGCGGTCTTCCAAGCGGCGTTCAATCCTATTTACCATCAGGATATTGAATTTCTTGAACTTTCATTGATTGACAGAGTCTGTCGCACGTTCTTTAAAGTCTGTTATAATAACGGTACCTCTCAGAACAGCGGCTCCGGAAAAACTTCTGTTTCCAACACATTACTAAACGCTTTTCATTCATACTGCGTGTTTCGCGAATGCGGTATGACCCATGAAGAAGCCTGTGCTGCCCTAGGAATCTACGGTGGTGATGATGGCATTTCTCCTTATCCTGACGCTGATGTGGCTGACCGTGTAGCCCGTGATTTACAAATGGTGCTCAAAGCCAAAATTGCAAGACCTGACGATCGTGTTGACTTCTTAGGAAGGTTTTACACTGATCCATGGTCTCACCACGGTTCCATCAGTGATCCAGTCAGATGTTTAAGGAAATTCCATTACACTGCTACACATTCTGCACAAGCGTCGTTGGACACGATGGCATGGCGTAAAGCTGTGTCATTGTGGGTAACCGACTGTCAAACACCGATTCTCCGGGAATTGGCTGAACGTATCATGGTGGTGATTGGATCGGGGAAACTCGATATTGTGGATAGCAGACCCTGGGTAGAAATGGCAAATATTGGTGATGGCACTCGTGTCAACGCCCATAAGTTCATGGCCGCCCGTCCCCAAGCTATTTACCCATCACCGCCAATGCAAGAATCAGTTGAATGTGTTTTTGAAGAACTAGCTGCTATTGGATTTGGTCCCGACCGAGTTCAAGTGTGGTTAGATGATCTAGCAAAAGCCACCCGCATTTCAGATTTTCCGACTCTAGGGAAGATTGAAATGGATGAAGAACCTAATTTTCCAGTCACCGTTGACAATGAACTTCGTGGGCCCCCTATGGCCCCGCGACCACCAAAGAGATCTGTAGTGGTTCCGACGATCTGTCGGTTCCATATTAGAGGTGGTTGTAAGCAGGGATCGAAATGTCGTTTTGGACATGTCACTTTCTGTAATGATTTTGCAAATGGCAAATGTAGTCGCTCCAAGTGTAAGTACCCTCACTATGATAAAGAGGGAAATTTACACTAAGAGAGTGCTGTGCTAATCAACACACTAAACTGATTCGTGGACAACCCACGTTAAATAGATGGCTTTGTCTATCAAGTTACCGATAGTCCGTTGTCTGTATAGACGGTTTTACTCGCGTTTTCGTAAACGAAAATTCCTGCTCCTTGAGTCTCTGGTGTGTAGAGACTCAGGCTGGGAGGGCCTTTCAACCTCCTGGTGATTTGAACCCACCAATATGTTCAACCGTGGTTGGTAAACTAGGTATTGTTGTATTCCTTTCATTCAACACGTGGGTCAGACGTAATCTGACCATCATGACCAAGCAAGGTCACGTTCTGGGGAACGAAACAAAATTTTTAACTTTCGAGTTAGCGTTTCACTAATCTTAATCCCGTTAATCTAATGTCTTCTGGAAAAGCAGCGAAGAAAGCTGCTGCACCTGTCATCGCCCGAGATGTCAGAGCCAATAAGAAAGATTTGTCTAATCATTATTTAACCAAACTTGCTGAATCCTATGTTGATCCTGGAGGTGTTGATCCCATCGTACATCCTAGTCCAGTACCCGCGCGAGCGGCCTGTGCTAAGTATAAGTATGTGACCAGCGTCTCAGGTGTCGGCACCGAGTCTTTCGGCATTGTTGTTAAACCTGATGTTGATGAACCGATCCAAATTTCCTCCACTGGTACCCGTCTGGAATCAGCTTTGCCCATTGTTGGTCGAGCAGACGGTAACTCTGGCGGCAATGGTCTCTACATTCCTCTCGATTTGGACACCAATACTCCTACCGTAATGCATTCCACTGAAATTGGTGGACGTCCGTCTATTCCTCTTACCTCCGCATCCGGAGCCATTCTACAATTGAACATCAATTTACTTGGTGGTGCAGCTGTCGAAGCCCAAAATTCTGTACATTTCGATGCTTGGGACGGCTCCTCATGGACCACACTCCAAACAGTTCTTGTGGGTGGAAATAAGGGAATTAGCGTGACTTCTGCAAATTTCAATTATGGTAGCACGTATATGCGTTACAGCCTCACGTCACTTCGTGGGAACAGTCCTTCAGGTGGACCAATGACAGTCAAATATGGATATGGTCTAGCGTTTCAAAGTGGCACTACTGGTACTGGGAACGCCACCGCTGATCAATTCACTATGGATGTCTTTGCTCCTGATTGGGATCACTTAAGTAATATTTCAGACAAGTTTCAAATTGTCGCCATGGATTGTCTAGTAACCTATGAGGGGTCCTCGCTAGACAATGCTGGTAGTATTGCTGTTTGTAATTCCGAACAACTGTTGGAACCTACCACAACGTGGTATGATGTTGTATCTTCACAACCCTATGATGTATATAGGGGTCGCCTTAGTTCACAAGGCCAAGCTGAAGGTGGTGGTCACTGGCACTACATACCCGATGATTTGGAGGCCCTATCGTTGGACAGACGTGATAATTCGCGAGTTCCTACTGGATATTTTGGTATCACTGGTAAGGAAGCAGATCAACCTGTACGCATTCAAGTGTATTTCGTTGTGAACTTCTTTACCACTGATCAATCATATGCTCTAGAGATTCAAAAACCAATCACCGATGTCTCTCCGCTCCTTTATTATCTCCGTATGCAGATCCCGTTAGTTTCCTCCAACGATAAGCACATACTTAAGAGAATCAAAAGTGCCGCACTTGGTGGTGCCAAAAGCATCGCCAAGTTTGCCAAAGACAACCCTGAACTGGTTGCTGCTGGCATGGCACTTTTAATTTAAGATGTTCAGATTAATTGCGCAATTAAGGAAAGATGTTTAACTACATTCAAAAGTTATCAAAGGTTTTCACCCTTTCGCCACTCCAACGCTTTGGAGTTATTCGTGTTTGTGCGTCAACGCAAACGAATTGATGCACTAAATAAATAAAAGGCGAAAGGGTGAAAACCTTTGATAACTTTTGAATGTAGTTAAACATCTTTCCTTAAT